GCGCAACGTGGCGGCCGACGAAGCACGCCTGGGCCGCGAGATCGCAGAGACCAGCCGGCGCGCCGACCAGCAGCGCGCGTCGGTGGATCGGCTGCGGGGTGCCTGGGCCCAGGCCCAGGCGGCGCGCCGGCGGTACGACCAGACCATGGCTCGGGCCGGCCAGCTCGCTGGCGCCGGCGCAGGCACGGCCGCGACGGCGTACGCTGTGAGCAGGCCTGCTGTCGCCATGGCGCGCGCGTTCATGCCCAACGAGGACGCCACGGTCGCCCTGCGCAACACCGAGATGCAGGCGGACGGCAGCATCAGCGCGGACTTCGAGCGGATCAAGGACCTCGCCACGGACCTCGGCAACCGCCTCCCCGGCACGACGGCCGACTTCCTGGAGATGATGACCATGCTGCGCAGGCAGGGCATCGCCTCGAAGGACGTCCTCGGCGGCCTGGGCGAGGCCACGGCCTACCTGGGCGTGCAGCTCAAGCTGCCCGCGGCGGACGCGGCCGCGTTCGCTGCCAAGATGCAGGACGCCACCCAGACGTCCGCCGGCGACATGATGGGCATGCTGGACCAGATCCAGCGGGCCTACAACCTCGGTGTCGACCCCACCAACATGCTGGCCGGCATCACCAAGATGGCGCCGGCCATGTCCGTGCTGCGAAAGAACGGCCTGGACGCCACCAAGGACCTCCTGCCCCTGCTGGTGATGATGGACCAGGCCGGCATGGCGGGCGAGGCCGCGGGCAACGCCATCCGCAAGGTGTTCCAGGCCTCGGTGAGCGCAGACCGCCGAGAGAAGGCCAACGACGCGCTGCAAGGCACCGGCATCCGCCTGGACCTGACCGACGGCAAGGGCGAGTTCGGCGGCATGGAGAAGCTGTTCTCCGAGCTCAAGAAGCTGGACAAGCTCACCAGCGAGCGCCGCGGCGGCGTCATCAAGGCCCTGTTCGGCGACGACGCGGAGACGCTGCAGGTGGTCACCACGCTCATGTCGAAGGGTGTCGCCGGGATGCAGGAAACCTCCGCCAAGCTCGAAGCCCAGGCGGACCTGCGCAAGCGCGTCAATGAGCAGCTGGACACCCTGTCGAACAGGATCGACGCAGCGGAAGGCAATGCGAAGAACGCCCTCGCCGCGTTTGGCGAAGCTGCAGCGCCGGGGCTGAAGAAAGTCGTGGATTGGCTCGGAGAGGTGGCCAATGGGGTGGGCGCCTGGGCGAAGGAGCACCAGGGCCTTGCGGCGGCCATCGGCTACACGCTCACCGTCCTGGCGGTACTCATGGCTGGGGTGGCATCCCTGCTGCTCGCGGTGGCAGGCTTTCTCGGTCCCTTGGCCGCCATGAGGCTCGGCTTCGCCGCCGCGCTGCCGGTGCTCAAGGTCATTGCGGCCGGCCTGGCCGCCGTCGCCGCCGCCGTCGGCCTACCGGTGTGGGCCATCGGCCTGCTGGTGGCCGCCCTTGCGGCTGCGGCAGTGGCTGTGGTGGCGTACTGGGAGCCCATCAAGGCCTTCTTCCTGGACCTCTGGGAGTCCGTGACGAAGATCTTCTGGAACGCGATCGACGCGCTGCTGGGGCCCATGCGCCTGCTGCGCGACGCCTTCGCGGCCATCGGGCTCGACGTGCCGGAGATCCCCCGCTTCGGCGACGCGGCAGCCGCCGCGGGCAGCCGGGTGAAAGTGGACGATCGTCCACCGTTGCCCGCGGGTGCCGGCCAGCCGCGGCCGGTGGTGGTGGCGGGCGCCAACATGCCCGTCACCATCAACGTGCCGCCCGGCAGCGACGCGAAGGACATCGCCCGGGAGTTCGAGCGCCTGCAGGCCAAGCTCCAGCGTGACCAGGCCGCCCGCGCACGGTCCACCCTGCACGACGCCTACTGAGGAGCGCCCCACCATGATGATGGGCTACGGCCAGTTCACCTTCAGCCTGGACACGCTGGCCTACCAGCAGCTCGAGCGGTCCGCCGAGTGGCGCCACCCCAGCAACAGCCTGGTCGGCGCCATGCCGGCCACCCAGTACACCGGCCCAGGCGAGGACACCACCACGCTCAGCGGCACGCTGCTGCCCGCCTTCCGGGGCGACCCTGGCGCGCTGGACCTGCTGCGCGAGATGGCCAACAGCGGCAAGGCCTGGCCGCTGGTCAGCGGCACCGGGCGCGTCTACGGCGCCTACGTCATCACCAGCCTGCGCGAGGCGGAGTCCAACCACACCGCCGACGGCACCGCCCAGCGCATCGACTTCACCGTGGCACTGCGCCGGGTGGACGACGACGCCACCGACCAGCTGGGCACCCAGTCGTCCGCTGGACGCTGAGCAGCACCATGGCCACCGAAAGCCGAAGCACCCTGCGCTCGCCGGCGTACCGCCTGGTGGTGGACGGCCGCGAGATCACGTCGACGATCCAGCCCCGGCTCATCTCCCTCACGCTGGCCCAGACGCGCGGCACCGAGGCCGACCAGCTCGACATCGAGCTCGACGACAGCGACGGGGGCCTGGCCATGCCCAGCAGCGGCGTGGCCATCGAGCTGGCCATCGGCTGGGCCGGCGAGCAGCTGGTGCCCAAGGGCACGTTCATCGTCGACGAGGTGGAGCACCAGGGCGCGCCGGACCGCATCTGCATCCGCGCCCGCAGCGCAGATCTGCGCGAGGGGCTGCGCAACCGCGTCGAGCAGAGCTGGCACGACACCACGCTCGGCACCATCGCCCGCACCATCGCCGGCCGCAACGGCCTGGAGCTGCGCATCGACAGCGCGCTGGCCAGCACGGCTGTGGCGCACGTCGACCAGGCCAACGAGAGCGACATCGGCTTCCTGAGCCGCCTGGCGCGCCGCCACGATGCCGTGGCCACCGTGAAGGCGGGCCGCCTGGTGCTTCTGCCCATCAACGGCGCGCGCAGCAGCACCGGGGCAGCGCCGCCGGCGCTGCAGGTCACCCGGGCCAGCGGCGACAGCCACCGCTTCCACACCGCCGACCGCGAGGCCTACTCCGGCGTGCGCGCCTACTGGCACGACCCGTCGCGCGCCAAGCAGCGCAGCGTGCTGGTGGGCCGCAGCGGCAACGCCAAGCGCCTGCGCGAGGGCCACGCCAATGAGGCCGACGCGCGTGCGGCCGCGGAGGCCGAATGGCAGCGCCTGCAGCGCGGGGCGGCCACCTTCTCGCTCACGCTGGCCACCGGGCTGCCCGCGGCGGACGCCCAGACGCCCCTGCAGGTGGCGGGCTTCAAGGCCGGCATCGACGCCATGGACTGGCTCATCACGAAGGTGAGCCACCGCCTGGGGGATGGAGGCTTCACCACCGAGCTGGAGGCGGAGCTGCGTGGGGCGGACATCAGCGCCGGCGCGGCCGAGGACGAGGGCTGAGCCTCCGCACCACCTTCCTGGCGGCGTGACCAAAGTCACGTCGCTATGCTGGACCTCATGGTTGTCGCGTGCAATCTCTCACCGCTGTTGATGCTCGCCATGCTGAGCGTCGTGCTGGCCGTGGCAGGATCGACCGCTTTTGTTACGGCCCGTGTCATTGCAAGAAGGGCCATTCGGGAGAAGACCAGCGTGAACCTCGAGGACTTGATCAACCAGGCGGTGCAGGAAGCGAAACGACAGCCAGTGGACCTGGCGCAGGGTGGCGGCGGTGGGGCCGGCAGCATCTTCGTCGTGGGCAGCAACATCACGATCATCACGAACGCGCCGGTGACACAACCGGCGCCTCGGGCCGACCAGGCAACCGTCCCGCGACCAGCTGCGGTACCGGCAGCTCAGGCTCACAGCCCGGCGTGACACAAGTCACGCGCCGCACAGGCAAGCCGAAGGTTGCGTCTCGCAACATCTAACATCCAGCTTGCGCAGCCCCGCCCACCCTGGGCGGGCCGCACAACCGACAAATACGGGAGAGGAAATGCTCAAGCTGATCAAGTTCGTCGCCATGGCCATCGGAGGTCTGGTGATCATCTTCATCGCCATCGGAGTGATCGCCGTGGCCACGTCTGACACCAAGAAGCCGGCGGCAGTACCTGCTGCTGCGACTTCGGGAGAAGCCCCGGCGCAGGAGAGCCGTGCGGCTGCGCCAGCACGTGCCGCAGAGCCCCCGCCCACCGTCTCGGCACACGAGATCGCCCAAGCCTATGAGCAGAACACCGTGGCTGCTGACCAGCGGTTCAAGGGCCGCCGCTACCGGGTGCAGGGCACCGTCGCAGACATCAACACCGATCTGTTCGGCAACCCTTACCTCACCCTCCGCGGTGGCGTGAACCAATTCATGGAGCCGCAGTTCAAGTTCGACAAGGACGCCTTGAGCTCGTTGGCGAACCTTCGAAAGGGCGTGCGTGTCACGCTGGAATGCACCGGTGCTGGCGATATCGCCAAGACACCAATGTCAGACGACTGCGCTCTGCTGTGAACTGACGCAGCTGTAGTAAGGGCGGTCCACCCGGACCGCTTCCTAAGCTGCCAAGTGCGCAGCGCCCGGGAGGGCGACTGCGCTGCGATGCCGGCTCGCTGCCCTCACCGGCCCGCGCTGTGCTTGCTCACCTTCTTAAGAGCTGACGTGGCCGCGCTCGTGGCCTGGGTGGCGGCGGTGGCTTCCTTCTTGGCGAAGGCGTACGCCTTCTCCACGATGTCGATGAACTGCTGCGGGGTGAGTAGGGCCGTCTTGTCGATGCCGGGGTTGTCCGGGATGCTGATCGCAACGGCCCGCCAAAGAGCCAGATCGATGTCCGAGCGTACCTCCCACCTCTGGTGCGTCGCTGCCGCGGCCTGCGCGTCCGTCGCCCCCGTCGCAAGCTCGCGAACGATCACCTCTATCGCCTCCCGCGGGCCAGGTGCAAGCCTGTCCAGCTGGGCAAGCAGCTCCGCGCGCGGCCCCTTCAACGAGGCAGCGCCAGCACGCGTGCCGGTGATGACGTAAAGCACGTCTACACCGGCAGACGCCAGCGCGGCCAAGTAGTCCGCTCCAGGGTACCCCTCCCCCTTCTCATAGCGCAGCTGGGCACTTCTGCCTACGCCGCCAGCAGCAGCCATGTCAGCTTGGCTCATCCCAAGCCGTTCGCGCTCTTCCCTCAGGCGCTCACCAATTGCGTCGATTTTGGAACTCCACCCGTTGAC